AACTGTAGCAACACCTGCTGTTCCGTTACCATTAGCTCCTGTAAAGTCAGCAAGAACTTCTAAATCAGTTGCTCCTACATTTGTAGCTTCAGTATCTAAAGTTCCGTGTGTTGTCGCAACAGTTTTTACATTAACAGTACCTAAAAAGGCATCTGCATCTGATGCAGTACCAACTGAAATTGTTGCTGCACCGCCATCATTATTTGCAGTTGTTACATTTAAAATAACATCTACAATTTGTGAATTTGCAGGAACTACTGCAACTCTTTGGTTAAGATGACTTGCACCTGTGATATCTGCTAAAATTGATTGTGACATTACGACAGAACCTACATTAGTAACATTAGTTCCTACTGTTGTGCCTGTGGTATCGTTAATAGTGCCCGCTTTAATTGGACCTGAAAATGTTGTTTTACCCATGTTAATCTCCTTGTCGTTGGGTTGTCTAACCGAAGTTAGTCAAGTGATTCGTTTTTATTATTAAATTTAAGATACTCTAAAAAAAAGGAGGATGCAAGACATCCTCCTTTAAATGTTTTATACGCTTAAAACCTATGAAGAACCAGGGCTTCCGTATATGCCTAGAGGGTCTGATACGCCAAAGCTGTATCTTTCTCTAGCACGATATCTCACATTACCTGTGTCGAAATCGCCATCCATACCTGTTTCTAATGGTGTTCTAACGAAATGTTTCAAGCCATTAGGTATATCAGTTAGTAAGAACCAAGCGTTTGTATCAGTTAAATAGTGATTAACTGAGTAACCCTGTGGAACTACTCCTAATGATTTAATAGCATTGATATCATTATCAGCAGTATTTGGTCTTAAATCGGTTGCTAGTATCCTTTGAGCAACGAACATTAGATTAGATGGTACAATAAGTTTTCTTGCACGACCTGCAACTAATAGTCCTCTTTCATCGGTATAACCAGAAATATCGATTATTGCAGCTTCTAATGATGTTTCATTAAGGTCTGCTGCTGTTACAGGGCGGTTACTGTTTTTGCCACCACTTACTAGTGGGTGACCATCACCTCCTGCAACACCATCACCAACGGCAGTAAATAAATTTACGCCATCTCCTGATTGAAATGCGTTAGTAAATCCATTGTTTAGAAGAAACGCAGCTTTTACTTGTTTAGTATAAGCCATTGCTCTAGCTAATGCTTTTGTGTATCTGCTTGATAGACTATCGTATAGATTGTCTTCCATAGCTTCCTCAGTAATTGCAAAACCGAGAGCAATTGTTTCATGGTTATATCTAGCTGTAAAAGATTCTTGAGCAGAATCATAAGTCATTGCTGCTCCTTCATTTTTTACTGGTGCTTGACCAAAACCAGAAAGTTTTACTTCTTCTTCAAATGAACGATCAGAATTTTCAGTTTCATAAATTTCTGCGTGTTCTGAATCGTATCCTTCATACTCTAAACCAAACAAAGCATTTAAGCCTGGTAAGAGTTCTTTAAGCATCTGGGCTCTTGAAATTGCCATATCTTATTCCTCCTATGTACCAGTTGCGTTGTCATATAAATGCATTCCAGCGTTGAATTTCACAATAAGATCAGTAAATGCATCTCCTGCTGTGCTTTCTCCGCTTTCAACGAATCCAAGTATACGAAGTGGTAGAGTGTTAGTTGTAGCGACTGTACTTGCATCTAATGCATTCTTGCTTCTTCCAATATCTGCACTACCTGCTGTTTGTACAACCCCTGCGTTTTTACCAAATGCGTCTTTTGTTACAACGCCATCTGCTTGCATTCTAAATTCTACATTAGGATCGTCTAAAACAATCGCTTCAATGTCAGAAGCAGCAATTGGTTGGTTGTAAGATTGAGCAAAGGTAAGTTGATTGGTGTTAGGGTCAGTATATCTAACTCCTAAAAAGATACCAATAGGTGTTAATGTTGCAGTTCCAGTATCTTTAACGATAGTTGTTGTGCTTCCATTATCATTCAGTTTAACGAAATCACCATAGAAAATACTTGTAGCATATCCTGATGCAATCGGAATATGTCTTGTTTTTCCACTAAATGATCCACTAGCTGAAGTAGTTCCTACTGGCTCTGCACCCATAGGTGTAGCTGTTGTAGCCATAACTTACTCCTTAGTTATTAATGTTTACCAAATGTAACCCTTGATTGCCTTTGCGGTTCTAGCATTGGCATTCTAGGATCATTTTCTTTTAAATAATTGTTATCTATAGAATCTACCTGTTGTTGAGCTAATTTATTATAATAGTCTCTTCTGGCTTCCACCATTTCAACAGGAGCTTTACATAGTAATAAACCACCGATTTCAACACATCCATCATCTGCCCATCTTGAGTTTTGATCAACTAAGATTTTGAGTTCAGGGTGATCTTCAGCTTTACACGCCTCCCATCCTTCCCTAAATCTATATGATACATTAGGGTTATCAGATTGACCTACAAGTGAAGTCCTAATCCATCTAAATACATAACCATCTTGTGGTTTTGGATCAGGTAGTACTGAGGGTGGTTGCCACGCTTGAGTTCGCTGCGTGTCAGCTCTTTGGTTATCATCACGAGCTTGTCGTGGTGTGCGGCTTACGCCTTCATTATCGGCAGTTTCAAGCACTTCTGCTTCTATTTGATCTTGTTGTTGGTTATTTTTTCCAACTACTTGATCTTCTTTTTGGGTATCTTTAATGTTTTTGTTCATTTTCTATCCTTTATAAGTTCTGCCGCATATTGTTCAGGCGTTATTCCAAGTTTCCTTGCGAGAGAAACTTGAGTAGCAGTAAGTTTGACCTTTTTAGGTCTTGCTCCATTATTTCTAGTCGCAGGAGCTACTACATCTTCTGTAGATATTGGCGACTTGCGTTCCTCAGAAGTTTCTGCTACTTCACTTTCTTGAGGTACGATATCAAATGAATTAGGAAATACTTCCCTCATTCTTTTGTCAATCCGATCATAATACTCATCAGATGTCGGGTCAACATTTTCTTTTACTAGTTTTGCGTGAACACCATATGCGAAATTTGTCATTTCTTCATCAGCACCAAACCAATTGTTTTTTTCTTGCCAAGCTATAGCTTTTTCATCAGGTTTTGGAACTGTTTGTTGTTGTGCAACTTGTGCACTTTGTGGTTGATTTTGTTGATCAGCAAGTTCTTGTTGATAAACTTGATTAGCAACTTGTTGTGGTAATGTTTCAGCTTGTTGTGCTGCAAGTGTAGCATCAGTAAGTATTTGTTGTGCTTTAGCTATTTCTTCAGCATCACCAGCTTCATATGCTTGTTTATATTTTGTTGTTGCTGCTTGTTTAGCAAACTCAGCTTTATCTTTAGCTTGTTTAATAAGTTCTTCTTGACCACTACCAACAAGACGAGCAAGTCGTTGATTTTCATTAACAACTTTTTTAGTATAATCTACGGCTTCATCTCTGAGACGCATAGCTTTTTCTTTTTCTCTTCTTTCTTCGTGATAATCATATTTTAATTTTTGTATTCTTTTGTTAGCATTTTCAGATAAATCTTCAATTTCTTGAGAATTTTCATTTTTGCTTTCTTTTTTCGGTGGTCTTCTATCCTCTTCAGGTCTATCATCAACCACTTCTATTTCAATATTTGAGTCTTTGTCTGTGCCTACTGTAGATTTGACTCCTAAAAATTTTTCTTCAGATGTTTGAGTTTCAGGAAGCGGTTGTGCTTCTTGATTCTCTTCGGCTAATTGTGTTTCAGTCATACTCTTTCAATACCTCTTGGGTCTTCGACAACTGCTTCTACATTGTCATCGTTAATAATTCTGAATTCTTTGCCGTGTATTTTTAGTCTTGTACCTGTAAAAGCACGGAAAACAATCCAATCACCTTCTTTACACCATGCTCCTGATGGGAATTTCTTCTTATCATCATAGCAATCTTTACCCATTTTTAACACAAAACCTACTACAGTTGCAATTTCTTCCGTATGTATTTCAGTTTCTGTCTTATAAATGCCTCCTGAAGTTTTATCTTCAGGTAATGGTAAAGCAATTAAAATCCTGTATCCTTTCGGTTCAGGAAGTTGAGAAGCTATTTCTTTTTCTTCTTTTTTTTCTTTTATTTTTCGTTTATCAGTTACTTTTGTAAACTTACTTTTTTTTGGCACTTCTGATGGTAATCCCATTTAATCCTCCAAATAACGATTTTCCATAGTACTAATCTCTCGAATAGCAATATTCAAACCTTCTATAATTCCAGTTATTTTTTTATAATCGTAATAGTCTCTTGCACTTCCATGCATAAGTCTTTCACTTAAAGTATGAATTTCTTTTTGAAGTGTATCTCTTAAAACACTAAAACTTGTATCTGCCATGTCTCCCTCAAAATACTTTATTCAGATTTTTTGTTTTTTGTTGTAATTTGTATATCAATTTCTTGTGTGTCAGGAATATTAGCTGTTAAGTTAATATGAGAACTAGCACACCCTGTTAAAAATAATATACCTAATATAATGCTTAAATTTTTCATTTCTACCCTTTTAAAGTAATTTTTAAAAAAATCAACCTTCTTTATATAAATTGTTAAAAGTTACATTAGGATCAGTATAACTTTCATGCTCTTCACTACTATGTATTTCTTGACTTGGCATAAAATCAGGAGCACCATTTCCTGTTAACCATAACGCTGGATTTGTTACTCTAACTCTATTATTTGGTAAAGCAATTAAATTACCTTTCCATTTGCCTTCAGTTAAATACAATAAATGACTTTGTTTATGTTGATCTGGACTATCTGCTATACAATGTTCTGTATAATCAACAGTAAAAATATATTTAGCTAAATAAAATTTACCATCTATTTTAGCGTACCAAGGTGATGATGATGCTCTATCTATTGATACAACTGAATGATGATGAGACATACAATCCCAAGGTTGACACAAATGATTTTCCATTCTTTCGGGCCATTCCTCTACAGGAATATCTGCCATCATTCCTTGTATAGGCATACGAGCCCACATAGCACCACCATGAACATTATGTTCATCGTTTTCTTCTTCACAACCTGTAAAAATAACTTGAAATGATAATGATCTGTCTGGAATACAATTTACAGCTACAGCTAAACCATGAATAAATTCTCCATGATATCTTTCGTGATTAGCCGTAAATTCTTTTCTCACCCATACTTTAAAATATGGAATGTTAGATATTAAATATGACATAAAACCTCCCTAAATGAATTTATCGTTTACCGCCTCTTTTTTTCAGCTTAACGCTTTTACCTTTTTTTAAACGAGTTTTTCCGCCTCTTGAGTATGCTTTTTTGGTTTTACCACCACCTCTCATCATGCGAGTTTTACCTTTTGATGTTTTACCACCACCTCTCATCATGCGGGGTTTACCTTTTGATTTTTTCATAATATTTTCTCCTTAAAATTATAATTTACTACTTGTTTTTTGATTATGCAATTCTTTTTGTATTTCTATTGCAAGTTTTACACCTTCAATAAAATCTTGTGAATCAGCATCACCATCTTTAATTGATGCTTCAAGCAATGCTTCTCCTATTCTTACGCCAAGCTCTGCACCTTCTATTTTTTGATCTGATTGAAGTTTCATTACTTGTTTTAATACATCGGATTTAATTTTTTGTTGGTTAATAGATGCTTTAGCTCTATCTGCTTCAGCTTTTCTTATTAACTCGCCTTCTTGTATATCAAGCTCTCTATTTCTTTGTTGTATAATTGGGTCTTGCATTTGTTCCATAACTTTTTGTTGTTGCATTTCAGATTGTTTACGCAATGATAATTTTTCAGCAGCTTTTGCAACAAGGTCTGATAATCTTTTCTCAACATCAGGTGGTAATTGTTCTCCAATAGGAGGTAAGGGTGTACCCAATTCTTTTTCAATATCTTTTCTATATAAGAATGCTAAGTGTTCTCTAATATGTGCTTCTATTGCCATATAAATAGAATCTGCTGATGGACTTTTTTCAACCATTTGAGCAAATTCAGGGTCTTGAATTCCTGCCATATGAACAGCAATATGAGCTTCGTGGTCTTGATATTCAAATGCTTTACAAGGTATACCATTTAAGAAATTCATATTTTCTGTTACAGGATCAGTAGGTTTAATATCATCTTTATGAGGTATAACTTTATCTACATTTTCAATTCCTAAAACTTCTAACATTTGTCGATGTAACTCAGGCATATCATACATTTCAGGTGCTTGTGTAGCTAATTGTAGAGCTGCTTGATACTGCATAATTCTTTGCGACATAGTTGCTGCATTTGGATTACTTACAGGTATTACATCAACTCTTTTATCAAAGTCCTCTGATTTAATAAAAGTATTTGGGTCTTCTGCATATGGATATTCAGGTGAAGTAAATTTTCTTATTATTTCTGTTAAGATGCTAAATTCTTTATGCATTGAAGCATGAAGTCTTGATTGTATAGCACTCATAACTTTCATTTGTCTTTCCATTAAAGCAAGTGTAGTTCCAACAGGAGCTTCATTATTCATGTCAGCAATTTTTAAATCACCTAAACTTGCAAATCTTCTGCCCTCATCAACTATTGTTGTAAGCAATGAGTAAAGAACTTGACTTGGTTCTTTGTAAGGTAAGAAAGAAATATTTTCTGCAATTGTTCCACCTGGCACATCTACATCTCTAAATTCACCTGGCATAATTGGAGTGTCATCACCTTTAATTCTTAATCCTCTTGTTTTTAAACCACCTGGTAAATTTGATAATGTACCTGCATCTATAAGCTGTCTTAACAAAGATGTAGCAGATTTACTTAATCCACCAATCATATGTATTAAACCAAAACCATAAAAACCAATGCCAGGTAAATATTGATAATGAACAAAATGTTGCCTTCTTCTTTTTAAAGAATCATTTTCTTCGTAATTTCTTCTAATAGATAATATTTTTGTACTTGATCGGTCAAAAGTAACAATATAAGGCAAAGCTATTCCTGTAGGTTTGCCATTTGCCATATCTTCAAAACCTTCTAAATCAAGGTCTACTTGCATTTCAAGAATAGTATGCCTTCCATCATTATCATAAGATGTAGAGCTTTCTCCTGTAAGTTCATTATATTTATCAGTTATTTCATCAATATCAGGTTCAGGGCTAGGTAATTCACAATCTCTAAAAAATCCAGAATACATTAATTTTTTAATTTCATTTTCTGTTTTTTTCATTACATGAGTTGCTCTTTCACAAGTAAGGAGATCACTTGCTCCGTAACTAACAACAAAATCTTCTGCTGGTACGAATATGGAGCAAGGTCTCCCCATGTTTGAGTCATAATAAACTTTACGGAAAGCCGATCCTGCGAGGGGGAGGGAAAAGAGCAACTTTTCAGTTTCAGTTCGATACTCAACCATTTTTTCTGTTAATAAATAATTCATATAATCTTTTATACGATGTGATTGTTTTTCTTTTTCTTCATCAATCATACCAACAATTTTTGTTTTTACTGGTCCTTCAGCTGGAAATATTTCTGATATTGCCTGAGATTGAAATTTTATTACTGCTTCAGATAACATTGGATGAAAAACACCACAAGCACCGGGCCAAGGTTCTGTTCTGTCATCAACAGTTAATCCTAACTGATCTAATCCTCTAATGTAAGTATCTTCCCATTCTGATCGTGATTCTTTATCAGCAAGAAAATGCTCATATAATTCACCGCCTAATAAATCTAATTTATCATCATCTATTAATTCTGCTAAGTTTTCACCAAATCCTGATTCAAGACCAGAAGGAGAATCACCAAACTCAATAATCATTCCTTCTTCTTCAATTGGTGCTTGAACTTCTATTTCAATTTCAGCTGCTACTCCATTAACAACTGCATCTGGATCATTAGGTGTTGCTGTTTTTTCAATTGCCATTAATAATACTCCGCTCTTTTTCTTTCATCATATGGCTCATCAATCTCATCGCTAAACAGACTAATAAACCCTCCCTGTCTAAATCTTGATAACGCTTGTGTACTACTGTCTACAAGGTCATCATGTTCTGCATTTGGAAAAGCCGCAAATTCTTCAACGACTTCTTCTGCCCATCTTGTTTCTGGACACCATACTACACCAGAAGCAAACAAGTCTGCAACCGCATTTACACGAGCTATCTTATCATTTCCTCTGCTTGGTGTATACTCTGTAACTGGAATTCCCATAGAACGCAATTCAAATATTAACGGCATACCCGCCGCTTTGCCTTCAACTACAAAAGCATCAGGTTGATATGTTTTATACATTTCAAGTGCTTTTGTTTTTAGTTCTGGAAACTCTAATCGTTCTTTATAAGCATCTAATAAAATTAATTGTGGTGCTAATGCTCCATCAAATTCATCTTCTCCATAAAAAACACCCCATGTTGTACAAGCAGAATAGTCTGCCCTTTCTGTTTTTAAAAAAGCTGTATCCCAAGATTGTATAATAAATTCACAATTTGGTGGTGATTCGTGTTCCCATATTCTCCACCATTCTCTTTTAATTAAAGCACCTTCTTCTGAAGTAGGGTCTTGTTGATATTGAGCAGACCATTTAGAAACAGGAAGTTCAGCTTTTAAAGAATCTAATTCTGCTTGAGACCAAAATTCGGGCCAAAGAGGATTACCTGAAGGCATTATTGCAGGTAATTCAATAACTTTCCATTCATCTGCTCCACCTCTTTTTATACTTGCATCAATAATCTGACCTGTTAAATCTCTTTGATGCCATCGTGTCATAACAATAACAATAGCTCCACCTGGCTGAAGTCTTTGTCTTGGTCCTGATGTATACCATTCATATGTTTTATTAAATACATTTACATCTGCGGAAGCACCTTCTTGTTCAGAATGAGGGTCATCAATAATAAGAAGGTCAGCACCTTTACCTGTAACAGCACCACCAACACCAATCGCAAAATATTCTCCTTTATGATTTGTGTTCCATCTACCCGCAGCTTTACTATCTGCTTGTAACTTAACTTCGCCAAAAACATTTTGATAATCTTTATCTCCTACTAAGTTTCTAACTTTACGACCAAAACCTACAGCAAGTTCTGCTGTATGAGCTGTTTGAATAACTTTTTTATCAGGATAATTTCCTAAAAACCATGCAGGTAAAAGATAACTAGCAAACTCAGATTTTGTATGTCTAGGTGGCATATTAATAATTAATCTTTTAAGTTTGCCATCAACAACATCTTTAAAAGCATCTGCCATAATTTTGTGGTGGTTTCCATTTATGAATGCGGGCCACATTTCTTTAACAAAAGATAAAAAGTTTTCTTTACAAGCAGAATTAATTTTTGATTTTTCATATTCTTCTAATAAATTTAATAATTCTTTTTTTTGGTCTGGAGAATAATTATTTAAATTAGATAAAACATTATTTACATCAATATTTAGACTCATCTTTTTTTCTTTCTAGCTTTTTTAGTTCTAGCAAAAGACCTATTTTTACTTTTTGTTTTTACAGCTAAGTTCTTTTTTGAATTATTTTTAGGGTTTCCATCTTTGTGATGTATATCTTTATTATCACCTTTTCGGACTTTACCGCTCTTTAATGCTCTATTCCTAGCTGTATTACGAGAAGCTCTACGCTTCTTTTGTTTATCAGTACCCTGATAATTTTTATATTCTTTTTTGTAATTCCTAGCCATTATTTTTTCTTTCTTTTTCTTTTAGTCTTTTTTTTGGCTATTGTTTTTACATTAGTTGGTTTACCTCCAACACCTTGTGGTTTTGCTCTTTTTCTAGATACTGCACTTTTCTTTTGTGCTTTAGTCATTGTTTTTGCTTTTGATCTAGGAACACATTTTGGATAAGCTCTTTTACTTTTTTTAGCAGATTTTCTTCCACATGGTTGATATTTACCTTTTTTCTTAGGTGCACCAATATCTACCCAATCTCCTTTTGAACCTTTTCCGAACCAAGCGGTTAATCCTCCAGTTGGTTTAGCCATTATCTATAACCACCACCACGCTTTTTATATTCTCTTACTAACCAACCATTAGCATATGCTGATGGATAAACTTTAAATTTTCTTTTAGCTTCTGCTTTAACTCTTGCATATAATGATGGATTAGTAGGTGTTGCTCCTTTTTTCTTTTTTTTAGTTTTACCGCCTTTTTTTAATCTTAAAGTAGATAATGATTTTGCTTGTTTTGCGTGTAACTTACTTGCTTTCTTTAAACCTTTAATAACTTTATTAACTTTTTTCTTATTACTTGTAGTTTTCTTTTTTATCATAATACTTCTCTTAAATATGTTTCATAACATTAAGCATTCTTTCTGTCTTTTCTAAAAGTTTTTCAGAATCCTTTTCTATTTGTATAGCATCGTTTAATAAAGCGATAGATTTTTTTTCAAAATACGAATCTACACATGATTTTAATATATTACCATGTTGTTGTTCAGAAATATATATTTTATGAAAATCATCATCTATACCTACTAATAAATAAACACCATCATGATCAGGGTTAAATGATATGGTAATTTTTTTAGGTTTCTTCATCGTGCTTCCTTCTTGACATAAAGTTATACTTTGGAAGAGTTACCTTCATTTTAGATTTTTTTCCATTTTTAAAATAAGAAGATAACTCAGATTTCCATCTAGGTATTTTTGTTTTACGCAATTCTACTCTCCATTGCTAGTATTTTGCTTACCCATTTTTCTCCATCCCACTTTACTTTATCAGCAAGAGGTCTTGAATTACCTCCTGTATGAGACATCTTTTTAGTTTTAGATTTTCTTGTTTTACCTTCTATCAATTTTTTAGCCATTGTTTTCTCCCTTATTGACTTCATTTCCCCAACAATCCCAACCATTTACTTCTTCTCTAGCAAATAATTCTATTCTTGGCAAATCTCCGCACAACTCTACTATGCGTTCTCGTACACAATCAGGTTTTCTTGAATGCTCCCTTAGGGGTTCATATACAACCTGATGTACAGATTTAGACACTCTTTTTGGTTTTCCTCTTGTAGCTAGTAAACAGATTTCATTGTTTGCTCTAGTCCAATGCCCTAGACCCCAAAACAAACTATCCGCTTTTTTATTTTTCTTTATCCAACTAAAGCCACAAGTTTTATATGTAAACCCCCACTTGTTTATTGTTTCTAATCCCT